AAGCTATGTATAAACATTGTATAAAACAAACTTTATTTCAAATTAGACGTTAACTCATTGAGTATCAGTGTGATAAATTTATTGTCAAACATAACAAAACACGTTCAAAACAGGTTAAAACGTGTCCCACTAGTTAACATATAACAGTGAACAGAGACAACAAAACAAGGTAAAACTATGATACAATATAGACCAAGCAAATGAGCTAAGTGGTTGATAATCAATGGTGTTGCGGTGGTGGGGTATTGTTTCTCTTTTAACACGAACAGCAAAACCCGTTCCCCCGTTCCACTTTATACACGCAAAAGCAGCCTCAAGTGTAGGTTAATGCAATGTACCGTAAAGGTCTGGTGGTCAGTGTGTTGTAGAAAAAAAGGATTGTTATTAAATGGGTTTGGTTTTGGGGTAATTTTTGGCGGTTTTACTGAGAAATGGGTAGGGGGCGATTCTTTATAGTAATACCCACCAAGACACCAACAAGTCTACCAAGACACCAACAAGTTTTCATCACATCCACTCTGGGGTGTTTTAATTTGGGGGGAGGGGGTTAATTTCGGGTACTGGTACTGTTCGTATGCATTGCGTATGTATATGTTTTTGTATGTATTGTTATGCGTTATGTATGCGTTTGCATAGCGTATGTATTACGTTGTTAATGCTTTTGTAATACAGAGTATAGTATAGTATAGTATAGTAGATAATAGTATATTATTTTAGTGCCATAGATTAGTTCTTATGGTTGGAGTTACGTTTGATAGGATTGACTTTTGGGTGGAACTGACAACAGGTTAACAGGAGTTTAGATATGTAGTTAATAAAAAGATTATATAAGGGGGATTTGTTATTGTATTGGCATAGAGGTGTTTAGGGGTGTGTTAGTGTGTCTATAATTAATACAAGTTGTATTAGTCTTGGATACATGGATTATTATTCTTAGTTTTGTTTTAGTTATGGATGGACACATGACTAGCAACTGATAAATGGACTAGGGGGTTATCTGGTACTAACGAGGGAGAGGTGGTTGCGCTCCCTTATTTATTCACTAAAGGAAAAGAGAAATGAGACAGACAGGAAGAACATCAAGAATTATAAATTTCGTTGTAGACCAACTGATGTCTACAGGGTATGTAGTTGCGACAGACCATTGTGAATATGAAGGAGTCCACTCTTTAGACAACTTAAATGAATTTAGTTCAAGAGTTATAGCAAGGATTCACAAGGAGACAAAGAGTAAAGTATTAGTAAGAGTCAATATTTTCAATAGACCGGGAACTAAAATCAATCTAATATCTTTTGAGTTGGTTAATAATCCAAAAACCTAACCATGACACCTGAAGAAAGAATACAAGAAAAGCTTAACAAGAGGGAATTAGATTCCGCAGAACTAGTCAAGAGCATATATAATTTCACTAGCAGTGGAATGCTACAACATGATGACTCAAGATACTGCATCATCAACACACACCCAAAAGACCATGCCGACTTAAAGAAGGACTTTGTTTCCGGACGAATGGCTACAGGTATGTCCATTGGAGAACTACTCGATTTCATGTTCATGGGGTATCAGTTTTACGTGATGCGTACTACAGATATAGAGGAAGGTAAGTGGGTTATTACTGTTGGAGAGGCAGTGGGTAAGCGTTGAAAAATGAAATTTAAACGATAGAGATATTATGGGAAGAAAAAGAAAATGGTCAGACTGCGAGATGTTTTATCTTATCTATTGTGTAAACAACATTCCAATAGGAGGGTATGAGTACGCAGCAAAGGAACTAAAAAGAAGCGAGTCTTCGTGCAAGTCTAAGTTCAGATACATAAAGAAACAGTATGGCAAGTTCGCTAGTGATGGTGAGTTCGCCTTTATACCTGTGGGATACAGGGTGAATATATCTTTTAAAGATTTTGAAAGGTTTAGAAAAGAGGCAAGACTTGAATCAGGGAAAGATAAAAAGTATCATGTATCACGAGGAGTTGCCGAAATTATATCTAAGGGTGCTAAGATTATGAAGAAGGATAATTACGAGATGGCTAAAGAGTTGGATACTGTAAAATACAAGGAAAGGTATGAGATGCTACAAGGTCGGTTGGCGACTGAGGAGTCTAAGGTTATGGTGCTAGAAGGTGCTATAAAGAGACATGGAGAAACCATCGAAAGGCTAAAGGATGAGAAAAGAAACTTCTCGCCAATGCTACACATCAATGATGTTATCGAACTAATCAAAGTGATAAAGCAGTAAGTTATGGAAAAATATTACACACCAGAAATAGAAGAGGGATAGTACCAGTATGTTTGATAATTTGGTACGCACTACTTAAAACGGTATTATGACAGAAAAGAAAAAGACTTGGAAATCTTACGGCAACAAGATACCAAGCAACGACAAGGAATGTTTCTACTGCGAGGGTAGGCTATGGAATGGCAACAGGACAACTGACCATCTAGTTCCAAAAAGCAAAGGGGGTATCTTATCCAACAGCAATAAGGTGTACTCATGCGATAGGTGTAATCAAATGAAGCAAGACTTCGATGTGGAAGACTTCCGGGGTATGGTTAACTTCTTACTGAAAGAACTAGACAAAGAGCATAAAGAGAAGACGGAGTATTACCGAAGAGTAATAAAGAACCTTGATGAGCTAATTGCAGGAAAGAAAAATGGAAAGACAAAAAAGAGTATACAGGGTAATAAAAAGCGAGGCTGATAGAATCGACCTTAATGTTACCATTGACACTCTGTTTTTTCATGACGAACTTAGCGGAGACTATATCCCTATAGTAGAAGTCCTAGAGGAAGAGTCAGCTCAAGTACTCAAGAAGATTCAGCATTCAACGACTAGTAAGGTTTCGTATTCGATTTACTATCAAGACACCTTTTTAGATATTGCCAAGAATTTAAGTGGTGGAGAAATTAGGGTGCTAATGCATTTGATAGGGGGGATGAAATATGAGAATGTAGTATTCGGAGTCACACTCAGGGGGGTGGCTGCTAAAATAGGGGGAGGGGTAAACACAGTTAAGGACGCACTCATAGGGCTGAAGAACAAGAACCTGATAAAAGAAACAGGAACAAGAGGGAAGAAAGTAATTCACATAAACCCATCAATCGTCTGGAAAGGAAATTGGTACAAGAAGAAGTACAAGGTGGATATGTTTATGAACGAAGATAATAAGGACGCAATAACAGAATCAAGAAATGATGCATAACCTCACTTGGAAACAGCAATTGAAATATTTTAGGATTATAGTTCTGCCTAACAAAAAGATATTGTATTTTAGGAAAGAACAACTAACCCACATATGATATGGATATTGAACAAGTAGCAAATACACTAATTGAACATCTCTTAGATTTAGAAAAAAATCATAAGAATGACCAAGAGCTAGGGAAGGAAACTAGAAAGTTCCTTAAGACTTTTAAATCAATAAGAAAAGAATACAGCCTTCATGATGCTGAAGTAAAAAGATTAATTGATGGGAACTGAGTTTGAAAAAAAAATAAAAGCGAAATTAGAACAAGAAGAATACGTAGGTAAAGACGAATCTCTTACTCTGGAATATATCAGAATGTGCGCAATAGGTACTGACAACGATGTTGCATTAGCTAAAGAAGTAAGAAGAGTACTAGGAGTAGAGAAGTCTAGGAGGTATCAAGAAGATGTTAGTGGACACACATACCACTATCTTCCGGCAGAAAACAAACTATGAAAGAACAAGAGCAAGAGCAAGTGATGTACCACTACGGATTAGTGGAAGAGGCAATTGAAAGAAGATACGCAATCTCAAACAGAAAAGAAAGAAGACCTGCAGAGAGAGAGTATAGAAAAATTGTAGAAGTAATCTATGGAGTAGAACTAAACTTCACAAGAGATGTGTTTAAGTCAGAATACACAGACCTCTCATATGATGATGTGTATCAATTCTACCATGAGCAGTACGAAAACAACATCATGTATATCGTCACGAAAATAAAACCTAAGTTCTGGAAACTGGATAAAGCAGCGTTCAGTAGAAAGTTTAGACCTCAAGCGTAATGGAGATAAAAGGAATACAGACATCAGAGTGGTATCCACAACACAAACCACTTGACTATCCACCGGACTTTGTAAAATGGATTGACTCCATTAACTCAGGATGGCAGAACAAGACTAAGTACAAACCATACGACATATGGAAAGCTCAAGCAGAAATATGGCTGCGTGATAAAAGAGAAATTACAGACTTCCACGACCCAGACGAACAAGCCAACTGGATTATAGAAGAATACCTTAAGTGCCGGGACAACTCATTATACTTCTGTAACAAATACGGATACCTAAAAGAAGGAGATGTAGATGGAGGAGGTGTGAAGTTCGAAGCTTGGGAAGCGCAAATGATTACACTATTCCTTGCTGACTGTGGATACAACCTGCTAATAGGGAAAGCCCGTCAAATTGGTTTCACATCAACACTAGGTCTCTTGGCAGATAAGAGGATTAACTTTAATAAATCATATTACGTAAAGTTTATTACCCATACCAAAGATAAAGGTGAAGAGATATTTAGAGATAAAATCAAATGGGCTTTTGGGCAGATACCAGATTACTTAAGGAACACAGTATACAACGATTCACATAGCTTACTTTCACTTCAAGAGAAAGGAAAGAAAGGTAGCTCCGGTGGTGCTAACTCAATGGCTGAAGTAGTTACCCCTGCTGTTGATGCAATTAACGGTGGACAACCTAACCTTATCCTAATGGATGAGATTGGATTGATTGACATATTTACTGCCATGATGAAGGAGGGTCGTCCTGCATTGTTCTTCTTTAACCCGAAGACAAAAATGATGGAGATGAAACGTCAGATGATTGCTTGGGGAACTGGTGGAGAAATGGATAAAGGAGGGGCTGTATTTGAAGTAGAGTTTAAAGCTGCTCACAATGCTTGGAGAGAAAGAAACTTTAACTACGGAGTAATACCATTGTTCTTTGATGCATTCGCAAGGGAAGGGATGACAAAAGAAATAATGGAAAAGGAAAAGCAATACTACTATTCCGTTACAGGAGCTGAGGCTGAAAAATCTAAAGTACAATTCCATCAACATTACCCAATGTCTATTGATGATATGTTCTTGAGGAAGTCAGCAACCATTATACCTATTCATGAGATTAACAAACACATGATGAGGATTAATTCAATGGACGAAAAGAACGAACCGAAGTACGGATTCTTTGAGCCTATTTATGATTACAATAGTCCCACACCTGATTTGTTCTTAAAGCACAAACTAGTAGGTTCTTCTTGGGTAGAGACAAAAGGAATACAAGACGAAAGAACCACATCAGTTATGTTCCGGCAACCAGAAGATGATTGGGAGTTTAGATACTACTCAGGGACTGACCCCATCAATTCAGAAACAGGAAAATCAAAAATGTCTACATCCATTTGGGATGCATTAACATACGAGCCATCATGCGTTGTGAATTGGAGAATAAGAGCGTTCAAAGAAGCGTACTTGCAATGTACACTAGCATCAATGTACTAAATGACGGCAGACAGAAGAGAGA